GCTCCGGCACGGGCTCGGCGCAGAAGGTCGGCACGTGGGTGCAGATCCCGCAGGTCATGTCGCTGCAGACCTCCGGCGGCGATCCGCGCTTCACGGAAGTGCAGCTGCTGGCCTCGCGCAACTCCATCCGCATCCCCACCGGCTTCAACAGCACGACCACCGTGGTCACGATGGCGCACGACCCGGCGGACGCCAACTGGCTGTCGATGGTGGACATCTCCCGCACGCTGACCCCGGTGGCCTTCAAGATGGTCCTGGGCGGCGGCGGCACGACCTACGGCTACGGCTACATGGCGGTCAACGAGTCGCCGCAGATGAACGCCAACCAGGTCAACCAGGTCACGGCGACCTTCGCCTTCCTGGGCCGCCAGATCTCCTACTCGACCTGATCCACCGGGCTTCGGCCCATCACTGAGTACCGACCCGGCCCTGTTCGCTCCTTCGCGGGGGCGGCAGGGCTGGGCACGGGCACATCCAACCCCCGCGAAAGAACCACATGGCAAAGATCAAGCTGGGCGCCCGCCCGAAGAACTTCAAACACACCGTCAAGTTCCCGCTGCTGGAAGGCGAGCAGGGTTCCATCGAGTGCGTCTTCAAGTACCGCACGCGCAAGGAGTTCGGCACCTTCATCGACGGCATCATGGAAGGCGCGAAGGTCCAGCCGCAGACCAACGAGGACGGCCAGCCTGCGTTCAGCATGGCGGCGCTCATGGAGAAGACCGCCGGCTCCAATGCGGACTACATCATGCAGGTCTGCGAGGGCTGGAGCCTGGACGAGGAGTTCAGCCGCGCGAACGTGCAGCAGCTCGCTGACGAACTGCCGGCCGCCGCCGCCGCGATCATGGAGGCGTACCGCGCCGCGATCACCGAGGGGCGCCTGGGAAACTGAGGGCCGCAGCAGAGGGCATGTACCGCAGGTTGCCGAATCCCGGCGGGGAGGGCGACCTGATCGGCAAAGCCCTGATCGCTGCGGCGGCCAAAGAGGTCATCGAAGTGTGGCCGGACAACTGGCCTGTCTTCCAGCTGTTCGCCCGTCTTTCTACCCAGTGGATGGTCGGCATGTCCGGCCCCACCGGCCTGCGCTACGAGGCCGCATATCCCCTGATCGACCGCATGGCCGGCTCCCCCGAGGAGTGGGATGCGATCTTTGACGACCTGCAGCTGATGGAGCAGGAAGCCCTGAAGACCATCCGCGAAAGCAACGACTGACGCCCATGACCGAGCAAAACAAAGTCCAGATCCCGGTAGAGGCGGTCGCAGACACGACCGGCCTCAACGTGATGAAGGACGGCATGCGCGAGGTTGCGCAGGTCGCCCAGCAGGCGGGCGCGCAGGCGTCTGCTGGCCTGGACAAGATCGGCGCCGGGGCGCAGGCCGCCGCCGAGAAGATGGAGGTCGCGAACCGCAAGTTCGAGGCTTCCATCCGCAAGGCGATGGAGCTGAATCAGGCGCTCGCTGCCGGCCCCCGGGGAAGCTCCGGCTTCATCGAGGCGCGGGCGGCGCAGTCTGGCGCAGACGTTGCCGCGCTCAAGCCCATGCTTGACCAGCTCAAGGCGATGGAGGAGGCGCAGAAGAAGGCCAACGCCGCCCTGACGGCCGGCGTGGTCACGATGGACGCGGTGGGCATGTCTGCAAAGCAGACGGCGCTTGCCCTGCGCGGTGTTCCGGCGCAGTTCACCGACATCGTTACCAGCCTTGCCAGCGGTCAGCGGCCCATGCAGGTTCTGATCCAGCAGGGCGGGCAGTTGAAGGACATGTTCGGTGGCATCGGCCCGGCGGCGCGCGCGCTGGGCGGCTACATCGCGGGGCTGGTCAATCCGTTCACCATCACCGCTGCGGTGGTTGGCGTCTTCGCGGCGGCAGCGCATCAGGGCGCTAAGGAACTGCGCGAGTTCCAGAACGCTGCGACCCTGACCGGCAACGCTGTCGGCCTCACGAACACTCAGTTCGGGCAGCTGCGGGATGCCGTCGCTGGCATCGCAGGAACGAAGGGCAAGGCCGCAGAGTCACTGACCGCCATCGCGCAGTCTGGCCTGTCTGCTGGCGACAACATCCGAGGCATCGCGGAAGCGGCGATCCTCATGGAGAAGGCCACGGGTCAAGCCATCGGCAAGACCGTGGAAATCTTCAGGGACCTGCAGCGCTCCCCTGCCGCGGCGGCTGCAAAGCTGATCGAAACGCAGAACCTTCTGACCGGATCGATCTACGCGCAGATTAAGGCGCTAGAGGACCAGGGGCGCGTCCAAGAGGCCGCAAATCTGGCTGAGCGCGCCGCCGCATCGGAGTTGCGCACCAGGGCGCAGGCCGTTGTCGAGAACGCCGGGTTCATCGAGAAGGCGTGGAGCGCTGTTGCTGGCGCCGCCAAGGGTGCATGGGATGCCATGCTGGGCGTCGGCCGACAGGTCACCAACGGCGAGCAGATCGCGCTGCTGCAACGCAACCTGCAGGAGCGCCAAGAGCGAAACCGCACGCTCGGCATCGGTGACAAGAATGGCGACAGCGCCATGACTGCGGAGATCAAGGTCCAGATTGACCTGCTGCGGGAAAACGAGCGCATGGAGCGCCGTCTGGCGGATCTGCAGGCGGATCGCGCCCGCTCGGCACAAGCGGAGGTGGGCTGGCAAAAGATCGTTGACGAGAACCTGAACAAGCGCGAGAAGCGCGAGCAGGAGATTGCCAAGATCCGCGCCCAAGGACTCGCCGCCGGCAAGACTGAGGCCGAGATCCAGCAGCAGATCGCCAGGGCGCGCGAACGGTTCCAAGAAACGACGGGCGAGGGCGGCATTGCCTCTCAGCGCGCCGCTCGCCTTATCGCGGCGGAGGAAAACCGCCGGCTGCAGGCCAGCATCAGCAGCTTGGACTTCTCTACGCCGACGAAGCTGACCGACGCCGAGCGCAAGGTGATCGAGATCACCGAGGAACTCAAGGGCTCGATGCTGGGTGTGGCGCGCGCCAACAAGGAGAGGGAACTCGCGGCGGCAAAGGCGGCGGTGCAGGACGAAAAGAGCACACAGCTTCTGCAGCAGCAGTATGACGCCACGAAGAAGGCGCGCGAGGAGGTCACCAAACAGACCCAGGCCAACGATCAACTAGCCGATAGCTTTCGGCAGCAGGCCGGAGAGCAAAGGGCTGTCGCGGAGACGTTCGGGAAGTCGGAGATCGCGGTCAAGCAGTACCTGCTCGCGCAGACGAACGCCAGCATCCAGGAACTGGAGAACACGACCACCGCAAGCCCGGCTTTCATAGCCAGCCAAAAGAACAAGAAGGCTGCGCTGGAGGAGTTGATCCCCGCCCTTCAAGCGGTGGCGAACAAGCAGCAGGCGCTTAGCAACGCGGACCTTGCCACCCAGAACGCGAACGAAGCGCAGATCCTGCAGCTTGAACTGACCTTGGTGGGCCAGACGCAGGAGGTGCGGCAGCGCATCGTGGAGCAGCGCCGCATCGAGCTGGATTACGCGAAGAAGATCGCGGACATAGACAAGCTGAATCTGAAGCCGGAAGACGCCGCCGCGCGCAAGGCCGAACTTACGCAGCAGAAGACGGTAGCACTGAGCAACGCCGCGCAGAAATCCGTCTTGGACGAGTGGCAGCGCACGGCCGACAGCATCAACAACAGCCTGACGGACGCGCTCCTGCGCGGATTTGAGTCCGGCAAGGGCTTCGCGCGCAACCTGCGCGACACGCTCAAAAACATGTTCCAGACGCTGGTGCTGCGCCCGATCATCCAGGCCGTGATGGCGCCGGTCTCTGGCACGCTGGCCGGAATCGGGCAGGGCATCGGCAGCGCGATCACGGGCGGCGGCGGAAGCGGCATCGGCAGCGCGCTAGGCGGCATCGGCAACGTCGCGGGACTTGCCGGCCTGTTTGGTGCGGGCGGCCTCGGCGGATCAATCCTGGCAGGCGCCGGATGGCTGACTGGTGCGACGACGTTCACCGGAGCGCTCGGCGCAGCCGGCTCGCTGATCGGCACCGGCACGGCTGGCGGCATTCTTTCTGGCATCGGCATGGGCATCGGCGCCCTCGGACCAATCGGTTTGGGTATCGCCGGAATTGCTGCGCTCACAGGCGCGTTCAAGCACGGCGGCCCGAAATTCGAGGGCAAGTCCGGTCCCGGCATGGACTGGTACAAGGCCCCGAACCACAGCGGCGACGCGGTGGCGGAACAGCTGCGCAAGGGCCTGCAGGCTCAGTATGACGCCCTCGCGGCGGCGCTGGGTGCAGGCGCCAGTGGTGTGCAGTTCGGCGTGGGCTTCGGGCAAGATCCGAGGGGCACTGCGCGCAGCTCCATCGGCTTTGCCGCGACCCGAAACGGCACCTATCTGGGTGGCGAGTACAGCGGGGAGAGCGTCGGCCGGTCCGAAGAGGAGTTCAAGGCCGCTTTCGCGGCGTACTCCAACCGCCTGATGCTGCGCGCCCTCCAGGCGTCCGACATTACCGGCCCGGTGGGCACCTACCTGAAGTCCCTCGGTGACATCGCAACCGCCGAAGCGGACAAGGTGCAGGAGGCCCTTTCCCGGGTGCAGAAGATCGCCACCGAGCGGGCGGCTCTGGACGAACAACTCTATCTCCTGACGCACACGGCGCAGGAGCGGGTGATTCGCGACCGGCAGCGTGAACGCGACGCGCTGGACGAACTTAACCGCGCGCTTTATGACCACGTTGCCGCCCTGACGGACCTCAAGGCGCAGGAGGTCTCGCTGCGCGATCAGTTGGCGAGCGCCTACCAGACGGAAGCCGACGCGCTGCGAGGTGTGATCGAGCGGCACAGCGGTTTTGCCAAGCAACTCCGGGACCTGCGCGACAGCCTTTTGCTGCAGGCCGAGTCGCCGCTCACCCGCAAGGCACGCACGGCGTTTGCCGGCAGCCGCTTCGACGGCACGCTGTCGTCTGCTGTCGCCGGCAACGAGGATGCGCTGCAGGCTCTGGGCGGCACTGGCACGGACCTTCTGGAGGCGGCCAAGGCTTCCGCGCGCACTCCGGCCGAACTCGCAACCGCCTTCGCGAAGGTGATGGCCGGACTCACCACGGCGGCGGCTTCTGCGGACGGTCGGGTGAGC